GGGCGTATAAGAACCCGCGTACTTTGGTTCAACTCGTGGTGGACTATTTCGATAACTATCGTCAGGACTCCGCGAAAACCATCATCTTAGAAAATGGAAGGCCCGCCGTCGAACTCTCATTCCGCTTCGCTCTGGACTTTGGCCCAACCGGCCACCCCGAAACCCAATACATGCTCTGCGGCCACCTTGATCGGGTCGTCACTATTAACGATAATGTCTTCGTCATCGACCACAAATCCACCACTACCACCCTCGGCGATTATTGGTTCAACCAATTCAATCCCTCCAACCAGATGACCCTCTACACCTTCGCCGGGAAGGTTGTGATGGATATGGAAGTGAAGGGCATTGTCATAGAAGGGGCACAGATAGGCCTTGAGCAGTTCACCACCCGCTTCGCTCGGGGGGTTACCTATCGCTCCGACGATCTTATTGATGAATGGCTCAATGATCTTGAATACCATCTCAACGCCGCCGAGGCTTTCGCGGAAGCTGGGCATTGGCCTATGAATGACATGTCTTGTGATAAGTATGGGGGATGTCGCTTCCGCGATGTGTGTTCTAAGAATCCCTCGGTGCGAGAGCATTATCTGAAGTCAGACTTCATCCAACTACCCCCCGAAGATCGCTGGAACCCTTTGAAATCGAGGTGAGACATGAGTGCTGAACCCCCTACTGAGGTACGGGCCATGAGTGAAAAGCGAATGAGGGCAGTCCTACCCCTTCTCAAAGCCCGTGTCACCGACCGAGGCCCGGACCATTTCACCCTCAGCTTCGGCTCTGAGTACGGAAGCCCCACAACCATCCGCATCACATGCCGGACCGGGATGTATGATCTTCATGATGGTGACATGCTAACCCTTTACACGGAGGTGCTCCTTGCCCCGCATAACCCATCTTAAGACAATCGACGGTGCCCTTTGGGCCAAACTTGAGTTAGACCATCCAACTTCAGATGGCTCAGTCCATGTGTTCACCGACAAGGAAATTCGTGAACTTAAAGATCGAGAGCGCCAAGCAGTAAGGGATGAAATCGAAGCCGCCTATGACCGTTGGAGGGATTGAACCATGCCGGTACTTCACATCATCGCCACGGGCCAACCCGGCTCAGGCAAGTCAATGCTAATCCGCCACCTCGCCACAAATCCACCAAAGGGATGGAAGCTTCTCAGGGAAGAACCAAGCATTCCATCCGTTCCTAATACTGAGTATTGGTGCTTAGTGTTCGAGAAGATTCGGCCCTCCAAGAGAAAGACATCATGATGCCCAGCCTAACTGAACATCAATCCAACCTTTTCACCAAGGTCCTGTTCCTTGGTGACTCCAAGAGCGGCAAGACCACGGCGCTTTGGTCTCTTGTCCGGGCCGGATACAAGCTCCGTATCCTCGATTTCGACAACCTTCTGGACCCTTTCAAAGAGCGGCTCCTAGCGGAATGCCCCTCGAAGATTGGGGGAGTGGAGTACCGTACCCTTAGGGACAAGTACAAAACCGGTCCCCTCGGCGTCACCCTCGATGGCCCGGCCAAGGCTTTTGTGGATGCCATGAAGATGCTCGATCATTGGAAGTATGATGACATCGACTATGGCAAGCCAAAGGAGTGGGGCTCAGATTGCATCCTTATCATCGATTCGCTATCCCGCCTGTGCGATGCGGCCTATGACTTCCATGACATGATCATCAAGCCCGGCAAATCCGGAGACAAGGACGGCCGCGCTGTCTACGGCCAAGCCCAAGACGCAGTGGAGATGGTCCTCGCAAACCTTACCTCGGCCACCTTCGAGACCAACGTCATCGTCATCTGTCATGAGCAATACATGGAACAGGCAGATGGCACCAACAAGATCTTCCCACAAGGAGTAGGGCAGAAGCTCAGCCCAAAGATCCCCCAATACTTCCCGGTCTACATCCGCCTGAAGAAGCTCGGCGAAAAGCGTGCGCTTCAGCTTGAGTCAGACGCAACGATTGATCTAGCCATGCCCAAACTAAAGGCCTTCGAGACAAAAACCCTCGATGTTGACACTGGCTTGGCCCAGATCTTCGAAACCCTACGAGGCAAGCTCCCTGTAGCCACACCTGTGCCAGCCGCACCACAGGTGAGACCGAAGGCGGCGACGTTGCAGAGGAGAGTTTTATGACTGACGAACGACCACAGATCTATGATGAAAAAGCAGTTGGCCTCCAGTTCAACCCCTCGGGGATGGGGGATGTCGACAAGCTGAAGAAGCTCTACGCAGAAATCATCGACCACATGGATGACTTCCGCAGGGGCTACGCCCTTCGCGGAGACAACCCTGAGATGGTACGGCTCTGCTCCATCGCTATCACCGAGGCCCAGACGGCACAGATGTGGGCCGTGAAGGCAGTGACTTGGCGATGACCGATTCCACTCTGTGCATCAAGAACCTCTCCATCGCCCTTGAGGCGCTGTCCCATCTTTCAGGCACGGATGTTTATCGCAGCGAAGTCGAAGTACTTCTTGCGTACACTATCAACGAAGCAAAGAAGGAGACCCAATGGCTCCACAAGGCTCCGGCCAAGCCTGAGACTCAATGCAACCCCTTTACCAACAATGAAGATGACATCCCCTTCTAACCCCTTATGAAAGCATGACCAAATGACGAGCGCAAATTTCCAAGACATTCTGAACCGTCCTTCTGAAGAGATCAAACCCATGCCAACCCTGCCTTTGGGGTCCTATCACACCGTCGTGATCGGGCTTCCGGAACAGGGGCAATCTTCGAAGAAAAAGACCGACTTTCTGAAATTCACCCATAGGGTCGTCGCCCCTCTGGACGATGTGGATCCCGAAGCCATCGCCGAGTTCGAGGCCGAAGGGGAAACCATCGCCGGTCAGGAGGTGGAGAATATCTTCTACATCACCCTCAAATCGGCGAACATGCTGAAGGAGTTTATTATCAACTGTGGCGTGGATCTGACCGGCAAGACCATGGCTGAGGGTCTCGACGACGTGCCCAACTCCGAGGTCATCATCAATATCAAACACGAACAGTCCGATGATGGCACCCGGACCTTTTCGAAGGTCGGCCGGACCGCCCGGGTCGACTAACCCCTCCCCCAACGTGTGACGCCCCCGCCATACGTTGGGGCCTCCCGCCCGGTACTCCAGTCCCGGGCCAACTGGAAGGGAGGGCGCAAATGCCTCCCTTCCCTTTTCCGAAGGAGCCCTGAGATGACAAAACCCTTCCAACTCACCGACGACATGCAACAGGAGCTAACAGATGGAATCAAAGCCCTTGCAGACGCGGATGCACATGACCCCGCTGGACCGAGCGCTTTGCCGCCGAGCCTACGTCGAAGGACGATCGATCGGATACCTGTCTCGGGCTATGCACCGGGATCACCAGACAATCAAACGGTGTCTGAAGGGGGTGCTTCGCCCCTGGCGGAAGACCCGATCAATCCCTCCCACTACCGCCGCCACCCAAGCGGTGTTGAATGTATTGAAATCACTCGGCACCTCAACTTCAACGTAGGGAATGCTATCAAGTACATCTGGCGCTACGCGGACAAAGGGGATCCGATCGAGAATCTGAAGAAGGCCCAGTGGTATTTGGATGATGAGATTCGGCGATTGCAGGGTTCCCGATGACCAAGCCAATCTTCCTCCTCGGCGAAGCCCAAGGCGAAAACGAGGCCAAGATCGGCAAGGGCTTCGTCGGCCCGACGGGTGCGGAGTTGCTTCGGATGTTGAATGATGCAGAAGTGATCTCACTCACCCCACAGGACCGAACTCATCTCTCGAAGTGGTACCGGGCCAAGGACCCTCATGCTCTAGCCGCCATATGGGACCTTCATCCAGAACTCTACCGTACCAACGTCTTCCAACACCATCCCCCAGGCAATGACCTTTTGTACTTCTGTGGCGGCAAAGCCGAAGGCATCGCTGGGTATCCGATCCTTACCAAATCCAAATACGTCCGAAAGGAGTTCCAACATGAGCTTGACCGGCTTGGTGATGAGATCCTTGCTTGTGACCCTAACCTCATTGTCTGTCTGGGCAATTCTGCTCTTTGGGCTATGGCTGGCCGTACCGGCATTACGAAGCTTCGTGGAACTACTTGCGTTAGTACTCATTGTGTTGCTGGGTATAAGCTTTTACTTACTTATCACCCTTCTGCGGTCACCCGACAATGGGAACTCCGGCCCACAACTGTAGCCGACCTCTCTAAAATCCTGAAAGAAAAGGAAACCCCCGATGTCAAACGTCCCCCCTGTACGATCTGGACCGAGCCGTCCCTGGCCGAAATACGGATCTTCATCCGCCGGTACATCCGTGGCTGCAAGATACTTTCGGTCGATATTGAAACAAGCGG